ACTTGGTTAGGGAGGGAGTCCGGATTCCCGGCCTCCCCAATTCATTATATCGTTGAAACATTACCATTGATTTGAACTGTTGCAGTGTTACCACTGTTTAAGCGTACAGTTGCAGTTCCTTGACAGTAATATCCCGGAACCAAAGCGGGACGACCGCCTCCGTCACCACCTGTTGCTTGATACCAATTGGCTGGCCATACCTTAAAAGTCCATGTATTATTTCCAGCCGATACAGGTTCAGACTTGCCGACGTCGCCCATCTGATATTTTATAGTCCCACCGTCAATCTTCATAGCCATGGAGACTGAAACGGTTGGTTTGGTAGGAGCGTTCGAAACGGTAATCGTAGTGGCATACGACTGACCCGTGTTCGGACTCGACATGCTTGAGAATACGGTTGTGGGCGATACGGAGATTTTCGTAACGGCTGCTTGCGACAGGGAGACTGCTTGGGTCTTACCACTACCAGTCTGCGTATAGGTGGCAGTTCCGCTTCGCGTCGTCGTCGCACTGTTCGCTGATGCCGTAACATTCGAACCGCTTACTGAGAAGCCTGTACCCGAAACAGTCGGAGTCCAATTCACATTTTCCTGGGTTGATGTTTCGACTCCGTTTATAACTTTCTTTCGGTAGGAAGTTACGGTAACGGATTTCGTTTCACCACCAGCGACGAAACTGAGCGATGTCGGAGTCACGGAGAAGTAATAGTTCCAAGTTACTACTCCCGCAGCCTGACTTGCGCCAACAGTACGTGTCATCCCGCCACCAGCGACTGAAAGGCTCGTACTGCGTGTGGATTCTGTCTGGTTAGCAGACGCTGCGACAGTCACAGTTGTGCTACCACTTCCTCCGGAGTCCGGAGTTGCTGTAATAAAATCTTTCTTCATAATTCTTAAAATTAGTTATAACTAAATGAAATTTCACCGCAAATTTAGCGGTTTATATCTCGAAATCAAAATCCTTTGTCGTTATCCTACAAAACGAGCCTTCCGGAGATAGGCAAATCACCTCTGTTTGGTCGTCTAAATACGATACAGATAGGACGGGGAGATAAGTGTATCCATCAATATAGAAAATGCCTGCAGGCTCCCCGTTAAGACCGTCAAACGTGGGAACGGGTATCTTGCTGGTAACAACCTGCCGCCCAGCGAATGGTCCGAAGTCCTTAACAGCCATTTTCGGGCAGACCAAAACCTGTTCAAGTTCGGTAATGAACTTTCGCTTCATATTCAAGTAGGAATTCAGGATTATGCCTGTTCCTATCTTCCCCTCGATACCGTATATCTTCCGAGTTTCGTTACGAATGACTTGGAGTTCTCCTGGGGAGAGTTCCTCGAAGTCCTTCTCGAGGATATCGAGAAGTTGCTTGTTTCTTTTCTCTTCTTTGTTCATGACTTCTCAATTTATATATGTATAACGTGGACGCAGTGGCTTTGCGATTGATTTTCGCCAGAAAATTCCTTTAACCATTCTTTCCACGAGTAAACGGAGTCGAAACATCAACCCAGGAAAATGTATCGTGGAGCGCAACAATTAGTGGAACAGGGTTCAGCAAGAACACGGATGGTTCTTCTATTACTGCTGCGGCAAATCAAAGTAATAGAAGACGGTCGGGAACTGTTTCCTATACTCAAACGACTTCCGGAAAAACCGCTTCGGTATCGTTAAGTCAGGCTGGTGTTCAATATACTATCACGTATAAGAGTAGTGGTTCGTTTGAGAATACTTATTTCGCATTCAACTCAAATTCTACACCAACCGGAACCCCTATGCAGTATCGTGCTATGTTAGGCGGTGGAGATGAATTTCAAGAAACTTGGATTCCTGACCCAGGATATAGCGTGAACGATGTTTCCAAGGGTGGCGCAACTACCAACTTAAAGGTTGGCGACAGGGTATGGATTCGAAAGATGACTGGTATTGGTACAAGTTGGAGCGGTTCAACGACACAGTCGTTTGTGCTCGAAGCAAATAATCAGACAGTCAATTTGAACTAAAAATTAGGGACTGGCGGGAATTATCGGGTTATTCACGGACTCCCGCCAGAATCCCTCCTTATTCATTAAAATAATAGACCCAAGCAGTCTCCCTGTCGCAAGCAGCCGAAGCGTGGTCAATTAGTTCAACAAATATCAATATTTCTGGATACGGTTCTGGCTCTGGAACTGTTACGGTTACTGCACCAGCAAGTGGTTCATGGTCAATCGACTTCGCCTCTAATGCGTTCAGTCTAAACGCTTCGCCAACATCAGGTACAGGCTCAAAGACTGTTACTATCAATGCTATCAATAATAGCGGACAAATAGGCATTCACAATATAGATATCTATCTTAAATCAGGTGGGTCGACAAAAGATACGGGAAATATTCGTGTCCGTATAAAGTCAGGAAGTTAATTATTTGGAAAGGAGGTCTGATATCAGACCTCCCCATCCTTCTTTATCAATACCTTTATGGCGTGATAGTTTGATTTTCCGCTTTAAGTGTAAAGGTTGAGAAATGCATAGGGTCGAAAGAACTTGACCCTGATTGTTGAATTCTTACTGTAATCGAATCCCCAGCCTTTGCTTGAACTGTTTCAGTTTTGCTGGCTGTTTTACAAACAGTTAATCCATTTGTTTCGCCCCATGTGATAGAAGCATTATCATATCCTGAACCCATAGAATAATAGTCATTAGGTTTATACAAAGGAGTCCCCGAAGAATTAAATAGATAAGCGGTTGCTCCTTGATAATTTCTAAATTGAATTGTTAGGGTAAATCTGGGAACGGCTGCTTGCGACAGGGAGACTGCTCACAGGTTTCAACAAGAAGAGCGGAGTTTTCGGCTCCGCTCTTCCCTGTCGTCAAACAATAAATCAAAATATGAAAACACAACAAAGAGAATTCATTTTCCTCTGATGATAGTAGTATAACGGTCATAGATGGCATCCCAGTTCTTTTCGACAAGTTTGCATTTCTGCGTGAAAGACTTATCGTTGAAAGTGTTGATGTTTTGAAAGACTCCGGCTTTCAGTTCCGGATGCCACATCTTTAGGAAGATACCCTGTTCACTGATGAAGCCTATTTCCTCACCCTTGTAAACTAACTGTGCATATTCTGACGTGGGCATTCCGGCTCCACCCTTTACCGTTACTCGATTGATTTCAATAGGTGCTATCATGATTCCTTTTCTTTAAGTTGTGATTTGATTCGAAGATTGTAGTTATCCCATATCCATTGAGCGTGTTCCTTGACCCAGTTTACTGCATACCTGTGGTCTTGGGGTTCTTTTAGTCTCAAACAAACAGGTTTGGGGTCGCATATCAGTATTATACAAGTGTTCCCCTCAACCGAGCCTATACGCTCGCCCTGATAGTAAATTGACGAGGTTTGAACGTCACCACCCGCACGTGCCAACTTTGACGGCTTCGGGTTCTTCTTTGATGTGAATTTTATCTTCTTTGCCATAGTCCTAACTTATTAATCGATGTACGATAAATATCTTTTGCAATCAGATTTAAGAACTTTCTTATTCAAACAGTATGTTCCATTGTAACGGTTCAACGGGAGTAGCCCACCAGATGCTATCTTGAAGTCGAGGTCAGATAGAGGCTCGTTGAATGTTCCGTTGACAACGCAGTAAAGTTCAGGGTTACAACAGTCATCAGATGTAGCATTACGAACTTGGTATCTTTTATTACAGATAAACATAACATTTGATTCGTCATTGCATACTGTTAAGTAGTATTCTTTTCCGTCTAATTTTGAAATAACCTTTTTCATATTTCTTGGTGTTTTAAGTTTGACAGTACAAAGATAATGGGAAGAAATGAGATTCCAAAGAAAATCCCGGAATTTCTTCCGGGACTCTCAAAGATTTAACAGAATATCATGCTATTTGGACATTCTAACAGCCAATGTTCCGTTGAAGTATAGTTCAATTTTCATTGTTGTTGGGTCACTGGGAAGTTCGTTTCGCCAATTTTCAAGTTGATTAGGAATCCAGACAAGACCATCCTTTGAAAAAGGGTCATCTCCTAAAGCATCTCCAATGCCATATTCATCAGAATACTTTGCCGTGACGCTTGTAATTACGGAAAATGGATTGAATACCTTTAATTCGAAATGAGTGTCTACCCATTGAAGAGGGATAACAAATATCCCATTCTCAACTTTGTAACCAGAATTGGCAGAGTCTTCAAAATTACACAGGTTAGATAAGATGTGGTAAACGAAAGCAGGGTCTTGGATAGCAGTTACGGCTCTACTCAGACCCCCCCCCTGTGGCGGAGAAATTGATGGTTGTAGAACGTTCTTTTGCAAGAAGATTAGGGTCAGCAACGGCACTTACTGAAGCCGTACCCCCCCCCAGACTCGGGAGTGATAGTAAGAAAATCTTTCTTCATAATTTTTACTTTTAATGATTGAAACGAAATTATTTATGCTATTGACGTCAATTATAGCCGATTTAGGAAGTTATAAGTATGCCCCGAACAAATTGTCCGGAGCACACCTTTGATTGCCGTGTAGAGCCTTATAAGATGACCGCAAGGCTTGATACCACGTCATCGAAGTAATCCATTTGTGTGATACTTGCTTTATCACCGAAATACTTCTTGAGTTTCTGAGCCACATACGCACCAGCCGGAATCATCATGATGGGCGAAGTGATGCGTTCAGGGTAACGAACGACACACGTATATTCACGACCCTCCTCTTCGTTGACCGTATAGGAAACAAGGAAGTGAGGAGTAGCGAGGTCGGCTGGCTTCATACTCTGGTCAAGAATGTGAGCCGTCGCTAATTTCTCACCGTTCAAGAAAGACAGGTACTCCCAATAGAGAGGCTCAATCTCACAATTCCCTTTGATGAACTTCTGAGTCAATGCCATCAGATATTTCACGGCTTCTTTGTTGCTCAATCCTACCGGAATGATGAATTCGTTGATGTACAGGAACGGTTCTTCACGCTTGTCATTTCTGTCGAGCGGATATACTGTACAGGCTATTCGAGCCAGACCGAGTTCCTTCTGGTCGGTATCATCTTTCACAACACGATATCCAGGAATAGGACAGTCGGTGAATTCACGGGTATCCTCAGGATTGTCAGGGTTGTCAAGTTCACCGATTGCGCTCAATACCTGTTCACCACGAACCAGAGCCGGAATCCAAGCGGTATGTTCTTCGTTCTCATCACTGGTACGAGCCCAAATCATTTTCTCTTCAGGAAGTTTTTCCTCAGAATCAGGCTGGAACAGGTTTCCTTCTGGAGTCTTGACATACTGTTCAATCTCTTTGTCGGTCATACCCTGTGGGTCAAGTTCATGAACCAGAGTGATTCCTAACAGTTCCCAGCCCATACCGTCCTTTTCCTTATTCATGGCTGCTTTGAAGTCGCCAATCAGATTGTCGGTGAGGAGTGCTGGTGCGGGCAAAAGGTAGGATTTTTGAATGATGCGTCGACCGAATTGTCCAACCTTTCCGAACTTGCCTTCGTAGATGTAAATCTTCTTCCCGTCAAGCGACTGAGGCTCATAAGGCTTCGCAGCCGTCATACGGTTGTTCTTGAGTTTCTTCGAACGGCAAGTCTCGCATTCAGCATCACAAGCAGTTGAGGTGAAGCAATAGTTTGGATACTTGCCGGAGGTTGATACTGCATGAAGCGGTGTGCCCTTTACTTTACCAACTTCAAGATACGATAGACAGAGGTCGTACATCGTGTCAGCATCGATTTCTTCTGTTATACTAACAGGCATTTTGAATTCTTGAATCTTTCCGTCAGAGTCGGAATAGATGAAATTATAAACTACTTTCATAAGTCTGAATTATTTAGGTGATTAAATTTGAATTGTGTAAACGGGTGTATCGAACATCGATATCTTTCCCGGAACCAACTTCTTCTGTTTTGCATCAGGAGCCTGAAACATTACAGGGGTTGCGTGGTGTTCCGGCACATGCTTGAAACGTTCGAAGTACAGTTCAATCGCATTCAGAACGGTGATGGCGGATACCTGTGCCATCTCGGCTTCTTCTTTTGTTCCGTATAAGGAGGAGTAAAGCCTTTCGCCTGTAACTAATAGAATGGAGAAGCGAAACTTCCCCTTGGGGTTCGTAAGAGCGTTCACTTCGCTCACCTCTTTAATGTTCTCAACTCGGTAGGCTTTCTGAACCTCTACGAGTGATTCCTTTGAAGGACTGTCCTGTGGGGGAGTAATCCATGATTTGATGAATATCAACATATCTTTCGATTTAAAATGAATGTACTGAATAAACGCTATTCGACTGGACTTCCATTGGAAATCTCATAAATCGCTCCGTCCACCTGTTTGTAACAGTCAAGATTCTCAGTTACCTGTACCAACGGACACGGCTTATCATTGAAACAAATGGATTTTGTTGACCAATCTGCAAGGTTTCGAATGAAAATGTAGGCAACCATATCCTTTGAAACATACCACTGAATCTTACAGGTAAACTCTTCAAAGTGACTGAAGAAGTGATACCACGTAACGATGTTCCAGAACAGTTCCTCAAGCCCAGCGTCTTTAAAAGACACGTATTGAGCAGCAAAGAGGAGGTGGCTGTAATACCACCTCAGGAACCACCCCAATTTATTCCTCTTCTTTATCATGTTTCAATGCCTCCTTTAAGTTAGGTTTCAGCGTCGCACGGATATTCTCGATAGTGTCACACAGGTTCGAAGCAGGTTTCTTTGCGTCATCACGCTTTTCATTCCAGTCGGCTGTTATAACATCCATATAGATGAGATATGCCTCAGGGAATTCGTTCTTCAGACGTTCCGGAGTGAAACGGGTTGTTTCCATCATACACTTCAGACGCTTTTCCATGAAGTAACGGTCTCGCTCGAGAAGGAGATGTTCCTTGATTTGCTGAACGATAGGATGGTCTTTAGAAAGTTTCTTGGCGATGTCTTCAACCTTTTCGTCAGCGATAGGAAGTTCCTGGGTGAACTTGAGGTGAATATAAAAACCTCTACTTCCCCAATCTTCAGGAAAGAACGTCTTCGGGAGGTTGTAAGATGACAGTGATGGTTCATTACAACGAATGAAATACTTCTTGTGCGCTTTGAAACACTTCAATACATCGTCCGGAGTTTTTCCGATAATGTACTTTTCGAACAGTTCATTTAACTTCGCCAGTGACGAGTCCATCTGTTCTTTGTAATTGAGGTTTGCCAGCCGTGTGGCAACCGTCATACGGGTGTCTTTATCAATAATTGCCATGTCTATTGCTTTTTAGGATTCATGTGAATAATCTTTTCTTTCGGTTGAGGAGCCTGTTCTGGCTCATGAGGGACTTCCCACAGCATAGGCACGTATGTGAACTGCTCCTGTGGTTTGGGGTTCGCTTCCATAAGGAATACCACTTTGTCGGTTGCTTCGCTCTCTGTAAGGTTCTGTAAGGGATTATCGTCCTTATCCTTTACAACTTCACCATCCGACAGGCGAATGACCTTAAATAGAGGCTCAGGGAGTTCCATGTTGGTGAACTCTGTTACGTCGAGATAATCACACCCGAAGTTCTCAGCCGTCTTGAGGTCGCTGTCGCTGAACTGTCCTTCCAGACCAGAGGCATCGCCTATCATAAGACAGTCTTCCTTGGCGATTGTGATACCTGTATTGTGAGTGAACTCAGCCAGCATGTCCTCAAGCATTCCCGGATTGGGTTTACGTTTCGGATGCTTCTTGTCATTGTAGGGACAGAACTGTCCGGCAACAAGCGTATTCAAACCGATGTACGATTGAAGACACGCAATGACATAGATGAATTTCGGTTGGAACATAGCGGGATGAACGTGCCCCAGTTCAATTCCACCCTGATTAGATACAATGAGAACAGCCTGTGGATGAAGTTTCTTGAGTTGCGCAAAAACCTCCATTTTCAGTTTCATGTCCCAAACTCCTTCCGGAAAGGTATTCCCGGAGACGGTATCAATAAGCGTACCGTCCATGTCGATGAAGATGACTTTCTTCTTTGTAATGTCCATAATCTTTTGTTTAAAATGTTTGATAATTATACGTGGAATCCGAGGAGTTCGATTAGAACTCCACGAATATTAATCTTTCCTTTTTTCCTGCTTCGCACACCCACATGTGGTTTGAGCCAAAACCGTAATCGAAATAAGAACTGAAGGACATTAGGAAACTATCCTTGATTCTCTTCATTTCTTTCCGCAACTCGGCTTCGTTTTTACTGGTTGTAATAGCATTCAATATTTCAGCAAAAATTCTGATTGAATAGAAATTAAAATTGAAATTTGATTCGATTGTTGCTTTCATGACTTTATTGTTTTAATTGATTGACGCAACAAAGTTAGTGGATAAATTCGAATATCCAAAGAAAATCCCCGAATTTCTTCGGGGAAGTTCCAAGAATTTTTATTTGGCTATGTAAAATCGAACTCTGCAACGCATACATACTCACCTTGGAACTGTGGGTCTCCAAGATAGAATCTGACGTATTGAAGTACGTGATATGCAGGAGAAAACTTATTTTTATCAGCCATTCTCAAATAATGAGCCGTAAAACCTGAGATTCCAACGTTTTCGGGGTTACCCTGGACAATGTCATAATAAATTTTGGTTCCGGCTCCAGGTCTATCCTTATAAATAGTTTCCATAAAAACACCATTGTTCCACGGCTCTGGCCATACGTCTTCAAAAGAATCAGCCAGTAGAAGAGCACCCCTTGTCACCCAATAAGTGTCTGAGGCTTCGGATACGGATGGGAGTTGTGCGTTCATTTTTACAGAAAGATACCTGACCCCACGTTCGTAGCCATTGTCATTCTGGACTGAAGCCGTTGAAAACCCTGTTGCATTGAACGAAAGTGTCACACTTCCATTCCAAATGTCAGCAAGTGAAGTAAGCCCCACGACAGGCATAAGCGGTATGCCATCTTGATTAACGGTTATCGCTCGTGATACCCCCCCCCAGCGGAGAAGTTCAGTGTCGTTGAGCGAGACTGAAATGTTGAATTGGGGTCAGCAACCACGCTCACTTGGGTCGTACCCCCCCCCCATTATCAGGGGAAACAGTAATGAAATCCTTTTTCATTGTTTTGAATTTTAATTGTTACTAAATACCTCAACGGCTGCGCAACCGCTGATGTTTATTCACTGTCACGTGACTGATATAATACGTTATTTCTTCCGTCGATGAGTTTTTCGAGCCTTGTTTTTCTTCCTGTCCTTGCGGATTTGCTTTTCGCTCCTACCACTTTTTGAGCCTCCCTTTCCGAACCGTACAGGCTCGCACCATTCGATGTGGGGAATCTCAGGTCGTGACTGAATAGTGTACACCCTATCTTCGAATTGAGGAGTATCAGTAGGAGAGTAATCCTTGTCGAGTTCCACAATTTCAACATTCGCTTCCTCAGCCATCTTAAGAACTTCTGGAGGAAGTGCCCCAGTTCCGGCTCCGATGATACCTATCTTAGTCATGCTCTATACTTATTACAACTCCATTCAGCATATCACTCACCACTAAATTCCCTCCCGTAATCTTGTCCGAGAGTTTATTACGTGACAGCGTCAAGCCTCTCTCAAATGCGAGCGAGCGAATACGTTCACACATCTTTCGGGGAATTGTATTATCCTTGGAGTTGGTTATCGTTATAAGAACCCAAAAGAAGTCTCCGTGGTCTGTCGCTGAAATTGAATATTCAGTCCCGTCATCAAGATAGGTTCTTGAGTATTGATACTCCTTTCCGCTGTATTCAGAAGTAGCAACACGAGTTTCAAGACCTTCCTTTTGAGCAAGTTCATTGATTGACACTTGTAAATCCTTTGGATGAATAGCATTCAATCTGTTCTGATACTCGGTGATAGAACTCACCGACAGTTCTATGAGTGTGTCATGACTGACACGTGTGCCGCACCCTGTAAGTAGGAGTGCAAACACGGCTGTAATAATCATCAATCTTTTCATATCTGATAAATTTCTTCGTTCAACATTTTTCTATCAAAGGGGTTGGCGTCAATCTTAACATTCTGCCTGTCAAACTGTCGTAGGAAAGCAGAAATCTCCCTAATGCTTCTTTGGTCGAGGTCAACGAATTTAATATAGTCCGTCTTTCCACCCTGTAAGGACACGACAGCCCATGAGCCTGAATGGTGATGAACATCGACCGAAACATCGATGTTCCCCAGAAGTTTTCTGATACGTTCAGCACGAACCTCAGCCAAAGAGGTCGCACATTTCTGGCGATGAATTAACCCTTCCAAGTCCCTCTCCAACGCTTTCATCCTTTGAAAATCTTCCTTGAATAAGTATAGGAACAGTTTCCTCAATAGTTTCTTCATGATTCTTTCTTGGTTTTATTGTTTACACCGTACCCAAACAGGGCATAATCACATTTACAGGGGTCTAACGGATAGACATTACGGCAATTCGTAGTAAGTTCAAGCACTGTATTCATGCTATCACCTTTGCCCGTTATGAGACCCAATTGACGACCAACGGTTGCGACGTGAGTGTCAAGCGGAATGAGTAGGGACGACTGGGGAATGAAACTCCAGATACCTAAATCCACAGGACTGTTTCGACGGCACATCCATCGTAGGAACATATTCAACCGCTTACAGGCAGACTTCGAATCCTGGGGGATACCTTTCACTCCAGGGAACAGGCTTATCAGTGCATCGAGATAATCTGTGGCTCCCATCGTACGAGTATAGTTCTTAGACAGAGCCTCTTCCATATCTTCGTTGTTATCGTAAATCTCCTTGAGCGCACGACACAGGTCAGCGAAGTCCTTTTCCTTGAAGAAACGGTACAGAGGTTCCTCCGAGTCAATGTACTTTCGCCAACCCATGTTCTTGATATACATATAGGGAGTCAGACGTTCCATTTCCTTACATAGTTTCTCACAGGTAGAGAGAATGGCTTTCCGATTCCCATACGCTAACCAAGCAGCGATGAAGCCAACTATCTCCTGAGAACACTTGTATCCGAACCGTCTGGGGAACTGTACAGGGTCGTCAGTGATGAATTCAGGCTTCTCGTACTGCTCAGCCAGTTTCATGACTTGATGTCTTAATTTGTCGCTGATTGCTATCATACCTTGTTAGTTTCTTCGATTTTACAAAGGAACGTGGCGGTCTTGAACTCGTCACCGTCCATAAAGTATTCAGCCATTTCATCAAGAACGTCCTTATAGGAAGTTATCTTGAAGTCCGCTGCCTTCTGAGGAGTCATCTTTTCGAAAACCTTTGCCCAATCACGACGGAGAACCCACGTGTCGCTCTTCTCATTCTGTACTATCACACGAGCCTCTGACTCAGGAATCCTTCTGAATCCTATCAGCCAACCCTCACGAAACGTGTACTGTCGTTTGTCAGTCCCGAATACCACATTGGCATGAGCACCGTACTTCACCATTTTCTTGGTATCAATAACACCGAACCAACGGTGAATGAAGTCCACGTGAACAAAGGTATCCATCGGACCATTCTTGTACTTGATTTCAGGAGATACATACTCCAACTGCTTTACATTTCTATCCATAACTATCTATATTTAATTGGTTTCGTACTCAGCCAAAGCCTTGAGGCACTCTTCGTGAGCCTCGCGACAGGAAGCGTCCATGATATATTCCATGTTTTCGTACTCCGGACATTCTCGAGTCGCTGTACCTGTTACATCAACGTAAAGTGTCCCGTCTTCATCGCATTCGACAATGAACCATCCGTCATTATACATAACATAACCATCCTCGTAGATAGTTTGAATGAGTGTACGTCCGTCTTTCATTGTAGAGGAAGCCAATTCATAGGGTTCTGTGATTGTACCCTGTTCGGCTTGATTGATACGAGCCATAGCCACGAGGCAAACCTTTGCTAACTGTCTACGGTCTTTGATGTTATCAACATAGCGATGAGTCCCTACTGGCTTGCTGAAGTCTAAATTTTTGTAGTATCTTGAACCTTTCATGACGTAACTTGTTTGATTTGACTGAGCAAATATACGCCCATTTATCGAATATCCAAGGAGTTTATCCGGAAAATCTTCATTATTTCTTCCGATTTTTCCTCAATTCGGCTCTGCGTTCTCTCCTACGAGCCTTCCCGTCCTGAATTTTTAGGGAAGATGAGCCTGTTATTCTGTATATCCCGGATTCAGTTTTACTGATTACGTGTTCACAGAATCCCGACAGGGTGACTGTGCTATCCTTATCCATTCTTGCGTTCATATTAGACGATTTAAGCGATTATAACTATACGGGGAATAAAATGTACCAGCCAACAGGGGTAAATCTCGTAGAGCGACCACCAGTGGCTCCTATGAATAAGGAAAGAGGCAACCCGTTACAGGCAACCTCTTTCCAATCATGACTAAAACAAAAATCACATCCTCACGGACTTATTTCTTTTTACCTTTCTTCGGTTCAACAACCACTTTCACGGTCTTGGAAGCCTTGAAAGCAAGTGTGTGAGACTCGGGAACGTTCATAGGTTTCTGAGTCAACGGGTTCGTGCCTGTTTTAGCAGGGTTGACTTTCTGCTTGAACTTTCCGAAAGGTAGGCTGATTTCGTCACCGTCCTCAACACAGGTCTTGACAATCACCGGATTCAGTGCGTCGATTACTTTCTCGGTGTCTCTCTGGCTCATACCAGCCTCTTTGGCAACTGCTGCCACGAATTCTGACTTTCTCATTTCTTTTTAAAATTTAGTGAATAAAAAAAAATGTTTCTATTTCAAACGTGTTATAATAACGTCGTTTTTCGGTTGATAGTTTTTATCATTCCCTTTGGATTCCCGGATTATCGGCAATCCTGATTGAATACAGCGGATAAATTCTTACCGTTTGCGCCCACCATTCCAAGAAAGCGATATGCGAGATTGATTAGGAACGCTCGGTCTTTGTTGCGCTGATACGCTATCTTCTTACGAATGACAGACATCACCTTTGCGAACTTGATTCCGCTGTCGAGTGTAACATACTCGTGACTGAACTCACTCACCACCCATACATTGATGATAACGTCTCCCCACTGAAAGAGATACGGCTTATGCTTCCATGTCACTTTGTCCATACGACGTTCAGCGTTGGAGAGATAATCCTCCTGCTCCTTCATCTGATACATCGATTGTTTCTGAGAGTCCGACAGTAACTTGAAGATACTCTGTTCCTGTTCGGGTGTACATTTGACTTCCATGTCGATGTCGTGAGGTTCACCTGTTTCCATACCCAACTCGTGAAGAGCGAGTGAACCCACAATCAGGAAGTCCATACCGTGTGCGTCAAGCACTGATTTACGAAAGCCGTCCAGGGCTGTTTTAATTCTTGTTTCCATACGAAATTATTTGTTGATGTTAAAGATACGTGATTTCTCCGGAGTCAGGTTACAGTCCTCGAGACTGAATTATCGCTTTAAGACGACTGCTATATCCCTTCTTCTCCGCATAAACTCTGTCTAAATAGGCGAAATATTCGTCCTTTGTGAGCCGTCGGGCAAATGTACTCTGCCATATAGCATAGTCGGCTATACACTCCCGCCACGAGTTGAAACGGGCATGACCTAACATGGTTCCGACAGCCAGAGTGGGACGACTTCCGGGAACTTTCATTCCCAGACAGTTGTGTCCCTCTACAAACAGTTTAGAAGTGAAGCCTCCGGACTCTTCAATACATTGCGCCATAACGATGTCCGGATGGTCAATCCTCAACTTGAAGATATAATCATACACCTCGTCAAAGAGCGTTTCAGGTACAGGCTCCACAACCTGTTCTTCAGCAACCTCGCAGCCAAACGCTGGCTGAGACGGTACGGGTTCTGTCGTGTTACACGACTTCATGACAATGATAGAAGTAAAGAGAACAAGTCCCCACCAGACAACCACTGTCCACGATAACGGTTTATGACGAAACACGTTCGCACGTCTTTCTTCCATCTTGTCTTCAAACTTCTTCCAGAAGCCTTTCTTCTCTGTTGGCGGATTACCGCCTGGATAGATTGTTTCTGTTTCCAGCATAACTTCTCATTTTGGTTTATAATAATAGAAAAAATTCCTATCATGAGAAGAGCCAAGATACAGCCTAACAGCAAAGCACCCACGCACATTACAAAGGCAATGATAAGAGGGTTCTTCATTCTTCCCCTGTAATATGAGCGACACGCTTGACAGGCTGCTGGATTCGTACAGTAACATTTCCGACATCTTCTCATGATGGTATTCTTTTTATAGTGTGACCATGTTCACCCCAGATTGTCTCGAGGACTTTCAGAGCGAACTGTTCTTGTAATTTCTTCTCTTTCTCATGGTCTGTTGACAGCCTGTACTGCTCACGATGTTGTTCGTTCCAGCCAAGCATGTCGGCAAAGACCTCGAACGCTGGTTCGGTGAAATAGGAACAGACACTCACATGACGACCAAACCTTGTATCGTCAGCCACTATAATCTCCCAACAGTATTTGTCAGACACACGTAGATACTCAGCAGCGTCGCCAGGTGAACCACTTCCCAATTTCGGAAGGACGTGTATCTGACGAGTATGTCCGGGAGTGAACACTTCCTGAAGTTTTAACAGGTAGTTTCCCGATGACCTTACAGGCGAGTCAAATTGCTCAATTGCCTTCTGAATGTTTCTCCACGTCCCGTAGGATAGACCGTTCATATTCACCATCATAATCTATTTTCCTTTCTATTAATCGAGTTCGTTTACAACTAAATCCTCAGGGTCGAATAAGGAAGGATATTCATCCATACCCTGTTTGACATCAAACGTGAAGTCCAACTCATACGTCTCATCGATGACACAGAACTGCTGAGCGATTTCACTCCACCTGATGACATTCTTCGGCAACCATGCTACTCCCAACTCTTTATTCATCACTCGCCAAGCCTTATCCGTACAGTGAGTGACGGCAGCAGTACGCATACGTCCTTCGTGTAGGAAGCGCACAAGACCGCTCCTGAACGTGTACCTGCGCATATAAGGTCTTTCGGGTGGAAGTTGTGGGGTGATAGGAGCCTCTTTTGGCGTCTCTACGACCGTTTCAGTAGGGAGGTCTGATAAGTGTCCGCGAAGGGATACATTGCCTCCCTCAAGAAACTCTATTGAGTCGTAGATTACTTGTTTGACAGTGCCGTCACTGAACGTAACGGTCACTGGCTTATTATTCTGATTGATTTCCATATCGGGATTATTTTGAAATGTACATACTATTCAGTGGAGACTCTATCATACGATACAGTACGAGAACCCCTGTCTCAACGCATTTTATCATGATGTCCCGTACGAAACGAGGTTGTCCGTCGACAGGGTTCAGTTCATCTTTCTGAATTTCGTAGTGCCACTCACTTCCCACGAACCATTCACCTCTTTCAGTGAGGCGGTTGATAGTATCCATTTGCCGCAGTGCCTTTTCCTTAGAAGTGATTGAGAACGCTATATCAGCAATTCCCCACTGACCGTTTATGCACTGACTTGTAATGATGTTGAAAACTCGTTTATGTCCCATAACCAAATGATTTAAATTGTTTGACGGAACAAATATAGTGGCATTATTTGACATTCCAAAGAGTTTCCCGATAAATTCGTCAAAATTTTTCCAAACAGGCTACTGGGGTCGGCTTATACGGGTGATTTTATTCTTCCGACGCTCGTACCGTTCATTCTCGATAAACGGCTTTCCTTCGAGTTGAGCCTCAACCTTTGCTTTCCAGTAATCCCTTTCAGCCGTGATACGGTTGATTAACCGTATCATCAGCATGGCTTTATTCACTTTCATAAGACTTCAATGATTTGTTCGATGTGAAACTTTCTGACCTTTCCCTCTTCCAAGTCTTTCCCGGATAGGTGCTGACCTCGTCTTTCGTCTATCTTTATTGTACGATAGACTCTCTTAGGAAGTACCATCCGTCCGACAACGTGTTTGTCAGGCATACCAAACTCTTCGAAGCGTACTCTAACAGTATCTCCGACCTTTACCCTGTCACGCATTTCTTCGAAACTCTTGAAGTCAAACACAGGGGTTCCGGCTCCTGAGTGGTTTAGGAACTTCGTCAACTCATCACGGAGTCCTCTTACTTCGTCAACTGACATCACCTGAAAGAACGATGCCGTCGTTCCGTCGGTGATTCCTACTTTCACGGTTCGCCCATACTTGTCAGGCTCTTCCGTCTGAATGATTGGTTTCAATGTCTTCATCTTTATCTTCATTTATAAACTGTTTCATAAACGGACAATCATCTCCACAGGGGTAAACCATACCATCACCTCCTGGGTCTTGCCATGTAGGTAAGGCACGCAAGTCGGCTGTGCAACACGTTATACCATCTCCCAGGAGAGTAGTATTGAAATGCTCACAAGTTCTTCTGTGCGCTTCTATTTGTTCTTTCGTCTTCATGGCTCCTAAATTTTCTTCTTGAGTTTCAGCCGTGTAATAGCGTCCTTGCGGGAGTAAGCCATAATCGTATGACCTTTCACAGTGAACTCCCTCAACTCACGAACAACGGGTTTCGGCTTCCGTTGATTATCATTACGTCGAACCCCTGTATTGCGTCGAGGAGTTCTGAATGGGTCACTCGATTGTGCTGCCGCCATCATCAGAGCGGTCATCAGCAACATTCTTTTCATTCTTGTCATAATCGTCTTTGATTTTTATATAGTTTCTACATCTATAATATCGTATCTTGTCTCGACAGTAACCGTCATAAGCACAGGTTTCACAGAGCGCAACCTTGCCTTCACGGTTCTTACCATATAGGGAAGTATCCTCTTCGTTCATGACTTCGCTTGTCTGAGATAAATACCTTCTCCCTGCGGAAGTTTCCCATGCTCTCTGATATAGTTGTCTCGATGCTTTATGCAAAGGTCGCTACGACAAGCGCAGACCGACCCCTCGAAGCAACACGGGTAACAAGATGGGTTCTTCTGACCCAAGCGTATTTCGTACCCATTCTCTGTGGTGATTAGTTTGCTCATGATATATTGGATTAATTATTCACGATGTCTATATTCGAAATAACGTAGTGCTCCCAGTATCAGAAGCACTACGAATGTCAGGATTTCTTTCATGACTGGCTCTTATTTAGTTCCCAGAGCCTTGTTAGCACGCTCGATTTTACGCTTGAGGGAAGCGATACGGTGGCGGATAGCCTTGGCGTCTTCCTTTGACAGTTTAGCGAACTCCTCAGCATTAGCAACCAGAGCCTCTTTCTCAGCAAGTTCAGCGGAGTAGGTAGAGAGGCGAGCCTCAGCGTCACCAACACGGGGAGCAGACTTCTTTTCGCCCTCTACAGAGGCTTTCTTTTCCTTCTTGGGAGCCTTGTCAGCCTTTGCCTTCTTATTGGCTTTAGAGGCTTCTTTGACTTCCTCTTCGCTCTTTAACGGCTGGGCTGGCTTGATAAGTTCCTTGGTATTCTTTTCGATTTCAGCCTGACGACGACGTTCTTCACGTTCTTTCTTTTCTTCTTCACGGTGACGAGCCTCAATAGCAGCGTCGCGGAGGTCAGTATAGATGATGTAGAAGCGGTGATAAGCGTCGAACAGTTCTTTCTTGCTGTTGGCTTCGGTGTACTCCTGAGGTGAGAACAGGCTGTTAAGACCTTTGATAGCAGCACAGATGTCATTGATAGCAGCGACCATGTTAGGTTTGCTGATGTACTTCATTGCCTTCTTTTCGTTAAGCATATCTTCGTTAATTACGAAAGAAGTTACATTCTCGGAAGCGATGTTGTTTACAGTTGTCTTCATAATTCTAATTTTTAATTTGTTTGACATTGTTGATTTAATTTGACATTACAAAGATAGTGCTTTCTATTGAATCAGCAAAGAAATTATCCGGAAATCTTCAAAGAATTTTCAAGATTTTTCTGGTTTCGTCGGTTTAGTCCATTGTAGAGTCTCCTGTTTGAACTGAGCATTATAGCGAACTTCCCTGAACGGATGTCCTTTTGCCAGTAGTTCAATGGTCTCCTCAAGGAACTTCTTCGGAATACCTATATGAGTGTCATCAATAGGAGTGACCACACGCTTCGGCAGCCACCTCCCAAAGTAATACTCTTTTCCTTCCCAGCACACAGGGTGTCCGGGGTGTTCGACTATCCAAAACGTCACGCAGTATTGCACAGCCTTGTCGGTCTCACCGACCTTTCTTACAGTCAGAGTTCTCATGGCTATCCCCATATTACATAGTTCAGAAAACGCACCACACCGTCCCACCACTCAAGGAATATCTTCATTCCCCACAGAAATAGGAAGACGAACACGGCTATCCAAAACCGCTGCCACCATACCCTGTACTTCTTTACTAACTTCTTTCTTCCGAAGCGTCCCCAAAAGAACTCAAATACTGTCCAAATTATTCTTTCCATGATGATTATAGTGTTATATTATTTTCAACGGCTGCAACAGCCAATATCCATGATTGCTTGTCACTGATGAACGCAACTTTCTTCCCGTAGGGGTTCATCGTCTTGTCGACTGTTTCGGCTATCTTAGCAGCGAAGCCGTCTGTCGCCTGTACTTTACTGATGAACTGTCCGAGGGCATTGAAAGCGATGTCGAAATAGGAGTTGTTATTCCAGCGGTCAGTTCCCGCCATGTCCTTGATTTCATTCGCTAACTTCTGAGCCTGTTTATACTGTTCTGAACCTTTCTGTAACATAGTTTGTTTCCTCCTTTGATTTAATTGACTGAGCAAATGTACTGGGTCCTATCGACATATCAAAGAAATCCCGGAAGAAATTCCGGGATATCCTCAAGATTTATTTCTTTACCTGTTTAAGATTGGCTATATAGCGAGCGTGAAGGCATTGTATATTATAGCCACCAGCCAGGATACAACTCGTTTTGAAGATGTACCGAGCGTCTTCGGTACGTATCACCCACTCGCCTACATAGTTTCCCTGCTGACCTTTAAAAGAGATGAGGTCGAACGACTGTATCTTGTCTTTGATAGGAGTGAGTTTCTTCTCTACCTGTAATTTCAGTTTCGCAGTAGCCTGTTCGATTGTGAGCCGTACCTCTTGGTCACGTTTTGCGTAGAACTTCTCACGAGACTCGCAGTAGAAGTGAATGCTCAGAATCCCTGAAGCCTGTATTTCCTTGTTACGAATGTATTCCGGCTGACGGTCGTAGCGTACTCCAGGAGTGTGAACCATCTCGTCCTCATGAGTGTAACCACAGAGCGTGTAATAGGTACGACGGACAGCGGTTTGATAGGTGTGATTGAGTGAGCGAGGGAAAGACTCTTCATTCTTTTCGAGTTGTTTCGTAGCCTCAGCCACAGCGTCCTCGCGAGATTGATGTTGGCTTACATATTCGCCTGACAGGATTTTCTCGTACAGGTTCTTCATCGAAGAGTAGGAGCGAATGACTCTTGAGATATTGTCAGCGTACCACTTGGAAGCCTGACAGGTTCTTTTCGCTTCCTCGTTACGTTCCCAACCCTGTTCCCAGAACTTTTCGATAGAGGCTTGAAGTTCGTCAAGTGTCACTTGAGCCGTGGCGAGAACCTCTTGTTGGATTTGACTAATTGTTTTCATACTGTTCATTTCTTTATTGATTGACAGTACAAATATAGTCATTCCAGATGACTCAGCAATGAACCATCCGGAATTTTCTTGAAGAATTCTTCGATTATTTCCTTAGAAGTTGTATGAGATATCCATCAGCACACGACCTGTTTCCTTTCCATCCCTTACTTCGAGGCTGAACGGGTTGACTGAACAGCGGAGTTCGTTTACAGGGTTCTGAAGAGCAGCCATAACCGCTTCACAAATCTTTTCGGCTTTGCTATCGAGACGGCTTTCGTTCTTACCAGCACCACGTGAAGTATAGCCACGGAACTGAATGAACTTGAACTTTCCGTCAGACACGAGATGAAGACTCAGACGACCACGATTAGAGGCTTTCTCTTTGTCCGGACGGTTCATAGTGAATGAGTCTATTGTCAGGTGTAACTTCGCTAATACAGGCTCCAAGTCATTGATGATTTGTTGAGCGACAGCACCGTTGGCTTGGATTTCATTACGCATACGATTGAGGTTTGCTATCTCCATTTCGATTTGTTCATTGTACTGTTCGAAGTTACTGTTAAAATCTTGTGACGTTTTCATATCCTTATTTGTTTTAATATTTGACATTTGATTTACTTTGATGACACAAAGGTAGTGGATTCTGATGAATCCGCAAAGAGTTTCTCCAACTTTCTTCAGATTTTTCCTCGGATTTAACTTTTCGAAACAGTCATTTCCGGCTTAACTCGCTGTGGGGTGACCATGTTAGGGTGATGACAACTCCCCATGACGGACGCTGCTACTTCTGTACCGAATTTCCCGGAGTAGATGCAACCAATTATCCGTGTCTTGGTGGAGAGGTTTTCAGGGTGATTTACAGGCTGTTTTCGACACCAGCGTGTCAGTCTCGTGATAACGGATAGTGAGGCATACGATATCGTCCCAAATGACAGCCCACGGAGTCCTGGGTGTGGAGTAGGACCAGTCATCGGACACGGTTCTTCGGGGTTGAGTCGCGCAGGATTCTGGCGCAGGAGAGTGTTGCAGTCCGGATTCGAAATACCCTGAACCTCCAATGACCAACCCAGCCTCAACCCAAACCACCCCATACCCCTCACTCCTATACCCATATACTGACCCAACTATGTATAGAGGCTATATATGTCTGTCTATACCCATCAGTGATTATCACCCCTACTTTCTATTTTGGTAGGTACAATTCATCACCAACCTGATTCCTATTCCTATACCATTCTATTAGGAGCTAACCATATTGAGGCTCAGAGTTATACCATTGATTATGTGGACGTCCCTGTACGAGACGTCCAGAGGGATGTAACAAGCCATCACCACTGACTCATCACATCCCTCTGACATTTGTCCAGAACCCGAAGTCGATTATCGACAACCGTTCATTGAATCTATCGAGGCGACTGTCTCTTCCTCTGTATCACATCACACTCCTCTCGCAATTCCTTCAACGTTCTTGAATTGTGCTTGAGCGTATCATTAATCACACCAGCCACCTCATACTGTTCATTCCTGACAGCCTCATGATAAGCCGTCTCAAGCATCTTGAGATACATACTGACAGTCACGATTTCCGTCTCCACCATCTTCAAGTATAATATCTCATGATTGTTGAACACGTAATTGAACCGCTTGCTCAACAACGTATATCCCCACACCGACAGCACAATAACAGCCATCAGCAGTATGAATAATATGATAAGCAACTTAATCATAACACCATCCAATCCTTTGCGAACATATCATTCCAGTCCGGCACGTAGTTCGTAGCCACTGAACTGCTGGGGAACTGTTTAATCAGCAAGCACTGATTCCGGTAGTGAATGTCCTTGTCGGCTGTCTTACCTATCAGCTCCTTGGCTGAATCAGGTAGGGACTGCATCTTAGGAACTATCTCAGCGTTGATGTCACTGTCGATTTGCTTGGTTACAAACTTATCTCCAATCCAACTTTCTCTTCTGATACACTTACCAACCTCAAGAGCCTGTAATGCTTCACCGAAGGACAGGTTCTGATACGGGTGCTTATAGGCAACCACGTCATCATGAGTTATCCCTAACAGTTTCATTCGATGTTTCAGCGAATGACGGTACTCCTTCATGGCTTCCTTTTGGGATAACATCGACGTCTGAACTTCCAATTCGAGGCTTTCGAATTTAGGATTTTTGAGGATGAACTCCTCCAACTTTTCTGTGCGCTCATCCAGTTCTACATACTCCTGAATGAGCCTTTCTTTAAATGCTTCCATACGCTTCTTCTTTTATTCTTGATTGTTATCTAACCATTGCTGAATGGTGCTCAGCAATTCTTTTGATTCCTTTCCATTGAGCCACACCCGTGTGACCATGATGCTATGCTCATAGATGTTATACGACAGCCGTATAGAACCGTTCTCAATTGAATGTCCGTTCACATTGAAACGGATATCAACCTCGCTCAATTCTTCAAGACATTCGTGGAAGTCCATAGCCTGTGATGGTGTGAGTTCAATAGCCTCATCAGGCTCGTACAGGCTCCAGCCCACAACCAATGAACATTCAACATTCTTCGCCTCAAGTTCTTCTTTGAGTTGAGCAGGGTTCAGTCTTCCCTCGAACCCCAATAGGGTTTTCGTCAGCACTATGCCTCTGAAATTCTTGTACATTACATGGATATTCCTTCTCATATTTCCTTTTGCTAAAAATGTTTCAACTGGCAGGGTGATTTCGTTCCCTTTATTCGTCTAAATCTTTCTATATCTGGCTTGGCTTCTAACCAATCCTTCAGGCTGAAATGTAAGCGAACACCCCATGAATAATCAATATTTCGTATCACCAATCCATCGAACTTCCAAAATTTAGGATATTCCTCATCTAACACGTGATACGTATCACCAATCTTATACTTTCCGTCGGCTTTAATAGGGAGCGTCAGGACGTTCCAATTGCTGTAAAGTGCCATCGCTGAACTGTTTTAATTCTTCAATTATTCTATCCAGATGTTCCTGTTTGATATCACAGGTTCTTCCTATCCGTTCCGATTTCAGTATTTCAAGCCTACCATCCTCGTGAACCTTTGCCGTGGTCTTCACTGCGATATCGTTACCGTGACCGAAGTCGACACCAATGATGATGTCATTGTTCTGAGCGAAGTGTATCATGGTATTATCCCCAAATTAGGTTCGTTTAAATGTTCTTGAATATACACGAGGCATTCCTCACGTGTTCCATAATAGCGGTACAGGTTCTCAGGCTCAACTCCGATAGTAGTGTCTATCACGGCACATTCCTCTTCGCCATCACCTTCCTCCTTTTCGATGTTCATCGTTTCTTCATTGACAATCAGGCTGTCCACCTCTGTATTCATTTCATACAGGTAAATGGTCGTTCCGTCTTGATTGACAGCCAACTCGCCCTCGTCTTCATCAAGAAACACTTCCGAGATTTCCCCAACGAATCCTGGGGTTAAATCCATCAGGCTATCGCCCTCATGAATTTCTTTTCCGGCTGAATCTTTGTAAACCATAATCTCCTCTCCTTTCTATCTTTTAAATGAGGCATCATACGGTCGTTCTAAGAAACTTTTACCACACGTGCTGAAACCTCATTCAGATTGTTACTGTTATTCGCTTATAGGAAGTAAGAACACCTTATCGAAGTTCTTTATTACTGACATTGATGTAACGTCGCTATCAACTAATATTTTCCCACTCTTGATTTCTCGTACTGTATAGAGAGTCCCGTACACGTTCTTCACTGTCTTGAACCTGTCGCCAACCCTCAACTCTTCCAACTTGACTTCTTTATACCCTGAGCCATCGCCAAGACACAGAACTTCCTGGTCTTTGCTGTTTACCCGTACACAGTGAGGACAGGCATGACAGGCTGAACTCCCTATCTTGCAGCCTCCGTGAATGTTGCAGTCAGGCTGTAACTGGTTCCCTTCGAACCAAAACTTCATCTTTAACATATTACCAACATCTTGCAAAGTTACTCAATTTCTTACCACATCTACGACACTTCTGATAATGACCTGTTACATAGTGTCCTCCCTTGCGAGGCTTCCCTCCTTTACGGCTCAGAATGTTCTGTTTACCACGCCAGCGTTCTTCTATAACTGTTACAGGCTGATGACCGAACCAATCACACAGGGTCTGCCGCCATTTCCTGATTAGGGATTTTTGAATCTTCTTCCACTTCTTCATACGTTGCGTTGAATCGTTTTTCAGACATGATAAATAACTCTCCCGTTTCGTCCGTGAACACCATATCCCCACGGGATACACACTTTGTTCCACCGTCGCCTATGGCTTCGATGTAACACTCTTCACGGTTCGTGAACTGTTGGTCAATATGGTAGTCGTTGGCTTTCAACTTATCTACCACCTCACTGAATGTATCATCGCCCAACTGAACGATGTCAAACATTCCTGAAACTTTCGCTTTAAACTTCTTTTTCATTCTTTTCTGGTTTTTGATGTTTAAAATACTTTTCGCCAAATACCTTGTTTATCCCGCCACCAACCATGAAGCCACCTGCACACAATAGGAACACTCCCAATTCGTTTAAATTTGTCTTGATGTACCCGTTGGTCACGACGTCCCAAATAAGACAGAAGCACACCACTAAACCGATAATGGCTCCTATAATTACGGACAGCAGCAAGGCAAACGATTTACTGCTGTCCAATGTCCCTGACTTAACAAGAGACCTGAAATAACTTGTCATTCTCATACCTGTATAGCGTTATGACGAACTCCTCTTTTATTTGTGAAGGACATCATCGTATGCCTGCAACTCTATAAGTTCAATGAGGTCTCGCTTCGCTCTATGCATAGCGTTCTTGACCTGTTGAAGAGTGAACCCCAGTTCATCAGCCATTTCTTCGTAGGTGAAGTCATCAAAGAACCGCATCTGAATAACCCGTCTTGATGTCGACGGCATCTTCTGCATGACGCTCTTTACATATTCTATTCGCTGATTGAACGACAGGGATTCTTCAGGTGTACGGCTGTCGTCTATTACTTGTAACGTAGGTCGGTCATCCTCGGTATCGTCGAACCCCTCATCAATGCTGACGATATTCACTCGGTTCTTCTTACGACAATAGTCTATCGCACAGTTCCTACCGATACGAACTAACCACGCACTCAATTGATAGTCTGGTTGAAAGCGTTCCAACCGCTCGAAAGCCTTTTCGAAAGTTTCCATTACGATGTCGGCTGTTAAATCTTTGTCATTGATAATCTCACCAATCTGAATAGTGAGGATAACATTGTACTTCTTGAATATCGTTGTAAAGGCATCCTGGTCGCCACATAAGGCTCTTTGAACCAGACCGAAGTCCTTCTCGCGATGTGATGTTTTCTTTCTCATGATTACACTTGTTTGATTTACGGAAGCAAATATATGTATAAAGATTGACATATCAAAAGAAATCCCCGATTATTTTCGGGGAAATCATTAATCGTCGTCTTCGACGTCGTTTGCCTCTCCTATTTGTTTGTAGAAGGATTTGTTCTTACAGACTGCTGCCATCATGTTTATTGCTAATATATCTTCCATTGTGAGGTCACTGTCTTTCTTCTTTGACCGCTGGGCTTCATACTCATCACAGGTCTCCGAAGGATACATCTTGAATTTATCGTAGTAGGCTATCTGGAACAGTTCTCTCATGCGTTTACGTTCAGCCAGATAGTTCTTTCTGTGCCATTCCCACATCTGACTAAACTCAATATATTCAGCACGGGTGAACTTACATTTCACTATCTTCTTACGACCTCTCTCCCACAGTTCAACTTCCTTAAGATAGCGTTCAGTCGTTCCATATATACTGACGTACAACTGTAAGAACAGTTTCTGGACTGATGTTCTCATCTCGAACTCATACCACTGTTTCTCTTCTTCATCAAGTTTTGACTCATCGATACCGTATTTCTCGCACAAGGCAGACAATAGGATTTTTGCGTTCGTGGCTTCACCACCTATTCCTCTTTCGGCAAGAGCCTGTAATTTACGTATCTTAAGCAAGATACCAGTCGGGACGGATTGTTCTTTGAATTCCATATTACATTGTTTTATTGATTTGACTGTACAAATGTAGTGGTTCAGATTTAGATATCAAAGAGTTTCCTCGGGAATTCTTCAAAATAAATTGAGCCGAACTTCCCAGTCCGGCTCAACCTCGCAATATTTAAGTGCAATCCAACGGCAGATTTACCGCACTATTATAACGTGATTACACCCGTTTCATCACATTCGTAAAGAATACGAATGTCGGGTATGGGCTTCTCGGATTAGCGATAACACGATGTTTCACGAACCCATTTTCTAACAGGAACTTCGCAAGACTCTTAGAGGCTTCCATATATCCGTAATTGATATCATGCGCAAGCCGTCTATCCGCCTGAAACGCTTTCTCGAGCGTGTCCTGTCTATAGACCTGATACTTCAACTCAATTTGTTGCGGAGGACAATCATGTCCGGCAACTATTCCGGCACCAAGGAAATCATCAACTGGAAGGAACGGTAAACGATACAGTTCCGTTGGAATCATTCCTGGTATAGTAATAGCACTATCCCCGTGCCAAGCCGTGTCATGAACCTTTTTCACGAATGGCTCAATGGTTTCCTTCATGACCTTATAATCGTCATAGAGTCCTCTACGACCATCTTCCCAGCCTTCCTTATAAACAGGCTCCAACGCTTTAACACTAAACAATAGACGGAACGCCATCTTCATACGTTCCCACACACTTCTGTTTCTTGGCTCATCTTTCATATCTACGAAATTATTTGTGAGGGAGCGTGAACTCCCTCTGGTTATTAGTTATCATTTCCAAACAGTTGTCGTTCAACTTTAAAGCCTCTCTTCCAGGTCTTATTCTGACGACCGCATACGCAATTATACGTTTCCCGAAAGAACAGGGTTAAATCATCATCCTTGACATCTTCCTTACAGAACCCGTCAAACCATGCCCAGATGTTAGGACGGTACTCAATACCAATCTCTATTTTCATAAAGTCAGGATTAGGAACTTTATCGGTTTCCCAACGTCTGATAGTCGGGTCCCACTTGTTTACTTCGAACCGTAAACCTTTACTCTCAGCAACCTGTTTTAATTCTATTAAAGTCTTCATATTATTCCGTTGATTTATTGTTTGACGCAACAAAGTTAGTCATTCTTTTGATATATCCAATGATTTATCCGGAATATTCTTAGATTTTCCTGAAGATTTTATTCTTTGTACCTTTGTACTCGTTATATAACTGTTTATAAACTCTTTAATATTAAAGGAAAATGATTAAGACTGGTTTAACTGAAGAGGAACTCGAACGTAGTGCCCTCTTGCTGAATGGTTTACTTGCTGACCACTTCACGCTTATGCTGAAGACTTGGCAGTTTCATTGGAATGTCGTAGGAGACTCGTTTGGTTCCTATCATGAGGCTATGCTGAAACTCTACGAAGAAGAAATAGAACGTGTTGATGATGTTGCTGAACGTATCCGTGCTCTGGGTAAACGTCCGCTGGGTTCTATGGAAGCAATGTTACAAAACAACCACATCAAAGAATTCGGTATGGGTGAAGCCGTTCCACAGGCTCTTGACATGTGGAAAATCATTCGTGACGACTGGGATAAGTTGATACGCTCTATCAGAGACATTCACAAACAAATCCCCGAGAATGACCTCGCCACTCTTAACTTCCTCGAGGACATGATTGAAAGCATGGAAAAGGAAGCATGGATGGTTCGTTCTTACAATGTTACTCCGACAGGTATTTAGAAGCCTGTACACAGGTAAACAAAACAGGGTGAGTCTTTCGGCTCACCCTTTCTTTTTACGAATATCGAACTGTTCCTGATACTCTCAATGTATCTCCCGGAGATATTGTTAGGTACTGATATACATATCTACACTGGAAAATCATAGAAAGGCTGGAGTCGGGAAATCCCCGAACGGGAACCATGTGTTATAAACTATTTTCATTCCTTATTGATTTTTGAACGTGATTTCCTTGCTGACTCACAAATACGTTTCCATGACTCAACTTTCTTTTGAGACAATCGCTCTCGCCTTGCCTTATGCTCAGCAGAACGGTCTATGTAGAAATAATCGTTATCATTCATCCTTATTTCCTTTCTTCTTTGCTTCGCGACGTGCTTTCCGTCTTTCACGTCTCGCTGCGGCTTCTGCTTCCGCTTTGTTTACATTTACCTCACCCTCTTCTTTTTGTGCCTTGTGACGAGCAATAGACTCTCCTATCGCACCCTTTACACGCATATTCTTCTTCTGCTTGTAATGCTTGTTAAGATTGTAGTCTATTTCGAACTCACCTTTCGGCTCTTCGGGTTCATCTGGTTCCGGAGCCAGTACCACGCCATTCTCCTTGAAGCTCATATCCTTGTCGTCAGGTGTAACAGGGTTGGCACGGTTGTCTTCCTGTGCCTTCGCTGCCTTCATTGACTTCAATCGTAGGAGCATATTCTTACGAGTTGTTTCGGCTGTGGTTTGCTTCTCAGGTTCCTTCTCATCAATGATTTCCGTGATAGGGGTAAACTCCTGAACGAACTCTTTAGAGGAACGCTCTATCTGGTCCCAGTCGTATTGTTTAATCAGTGCTGACGGCAACTGTACCTGTTCACCGTCCATCAAGTTTCCATTGAACCCGTTGAACTTCGCATACCATGAAGACGCCAACTGTGATATCAACACGGTTGGATTCAACCCTACCTTTGCAGCCGTCAAACCCACTACCAACGCATTGATAGACATCTGCTTCATGACCGTCATTACGTTGGTCTCAGCGTGAAGTGTGGCGTTGATATCAATACGACCATCAACGGTCATCTTGATTTCGTTCCCCTTAACTTCCTTTCGAGCCTGTTCAATGATACGGAGTATGAGGTTACAGTAATCGACGTTACTTCCCCCTGCTGCCCTGTTCTTGATTTCAACCTCTACCAACATTTGATTAAGGACTTCAAGACGACCTGTTTCTGTTGCTATACGAAAGTCCTTATTCTGTAACACGTACTCGGCTCGACGTCTGGTAATCAAGTCTCGGTTCTCAACATAGAACTTCTTCAGTTCTTCCTCCGGAACCTTAATCTTGTATTCCTTCGCCATAACCTTGGCGACATCGGTAACGGTATAGAACTTCCCAAAGAGTTCCATTATCGTGCCTGTATAGTCGACAATGTTACGAGGCTTCCGGGAACGGACTCCCATGGCTTTATTCAGTTCCAACACGGCTCGTTGGTAGGCTCGGTCTAACTGTAAGTATTGAAGACGCTTGGCGTTGGCTGAACGAACAGCCGTAATGTCCCCACCGTGCGTCTTGACAACTGCCCCCACATTCACCGTCTGCTGGAAGTCTATATTGATTGTTTTCTCTTCCTCTGTACCCTCGTTTAGCACGAGGGCGAAA